TATTGAATATGATGATCTTTGGGGAGATGATAAAGTAAATGAAAAAATAAAGTATTGGAAAAAAGAAACCAAAGGATTTAAATGCAGTGATCTACCTATATCCTCTTATTGTGCAAAAGGAACTTGTTTAAAAAGAAAATTTGGTATAGGGAGTCATAGGAATACAACGTGGCCAGAGTTATCTGGGTTAATAAGAATAAATTATAAACCTGAACCTGAGTTTATGGTAGATGTGAATTTAGAAAGTGGAAAAGTTAAACAGATACATGCAAAACATATTAAAAAGATTGCAGAGATGAAAGAAATGAGAGCATTAATTGCAGAACAAACTTCTGTCTTTCCACCTATAATCAAAAATCAAGAATATCAAACTATATTAGATGGGCTATGGGCAAATATGGAAAACTTAAAACCTGTAGCTGGAACAAATCCAATTGATATGTTGAAGAAATATATAATTGATTATGTCAATGGACCACAAGCTACGACGTTTGCTGCATTTAAAAGTGGATCAGTTTTAAAAGATGAAGCTTTTTATTATTTTGATTATGATAAATTTTATGAAGAAATAAGAAGAAATGAATGGAATAAAGATAGGTCAAGAACAGGTACCATGATTAAACAATTCTTTAAAGGAGACTTCGATTGTCAAAAAAGATTTCCGAAAGGCGAAAGCGAAGAATCTTTTCCACCTTTAAGAGTTTTAAAATTACCTATTGCCGATTTGGAACATGAAGAAATTCCAGATGAAAAAATAATAATAGAAGATAAGGAGAAAATAGTATGACCAAAAAAGCACCAACTGTTGCAGTCTGTATGCCGTCTTATGATACCATGCAGGTGGCAACGTGTTTATCATTAGTTAAGCTAATGGATAAGTTTACATTGGCAAAAATTAAATCAACCCTTAATACCTATAAATGTCCGTATGTAGGATATGGACGTAATGTATTAACAGCCATGTTTTTAGAATCAGGGATGGAGTATCAATTATTTGTAGATGCAGATATGGAATTTGAACCAGAGGTGGTGGGAAGAATGTTACTCTCTGAGAAAGATGCTATTTGTGTACCGTACAGACAAAAAACTCCAGATCAATCTTTACGTTTTTCTGTAGATTTTGTGGATAATCAAAACATAGATGTAGATAATAAAGGATTAACAGAATTAACTAAAGGCCCTGCAGGGTTAACTTTAATTCATAGAAGGGTTTATGAAAAACTAATGACTGATCATCCTAATTTAAAAATAAAACAAAAAGAAGTAATGTCCGAGGGGGCTAATAAATTTTTTTATAATTTCTGGGATACAACGTTTGATAAGAATGGCCATTGGTGGGGAGAAGATGTTAGTTTTTGTAAATTAATCAGAGAGGCTGGATTTAAATTGTATGGAATCGCCACTGCAGAGACCACTCACCACGGTAATTTTGGGTGGAGAGGTAAATTAGTAGACTCATTTAAAAAAGCCAATGGAAAAGATTCATAAAATATATGGCCCTCCTGGTACCGGTAAAACGTTTCGATTATTAAGAAGAGTCCGAGCCTACATTCGTACAGGAACACCCTATCATAAAATTGGTTATTTTGCTTTTACAAAAAAAGCTGCCGGGGAAGCACGAAATAGAATAGGTGTGGCAGAGAAAAAAGTACCTTACTTTCAAACTCTACATGCCTTCTGTTTTCATTTACTTGGCTTAACCGAAGAACAAGTTATGCAACCTTATCATTATGAAGAACTAGGAAAAAAATTAAACATTCGTGTAAATTTTTCTGATAAATATAATGAAGAAGAAACTCATTTTCTCACATGTGATAATCCTTACTTTCAATTAATTGGAAGAGCTATCAATAGGGGAATAAATATTAGAGAAGAATTTGATAGAAATGAACATGATAAAAAGGAAATAGATTGGACTCTTTTAAAGCATATTGATCTCAATTTAAAAGAATTTAAATATAAAAATCATATATTAGATTTTAATGATATGATTGAACGTATTCTAGTTCTCCCTGAAGATAAGATGCCTCAATTTAAAGCTGTATTTATTGATGAAGCTCAAGACTTATCTCCTCTTCAATGGAAACTTTATGATAAATTAAAAAATCATTGTGAACAAATGTATTTAGCAGGTGATGATGATCAAGCTATCTTCGCATGGGCTGGCGCTGATGTAAATAGATTCATAAAAGAACCGGCGAAAGAAAGAGTTTTGAGGTACTCGAGAAGAATCTCAAGAGCCGTGCAACAGGAATCTCAATTACCAGTGAATCGTATAGCAGGCATCAGGAAACACAAAGAATATTTACCTAGAACGCAAGAGGGTCTTGCGTCTACTATTAGTAATTTAGGTCAAGTTGATTTAACCAAAGGCAAATGGCTTATACTTACAAGAACCAAAAGTAATCTCTTAGAAATTATGAGAGAATTAAAAAAGAAAAATTTATATTATCAAAGTAATAAAGGAAAAAGTTTTAAAGTAGGTTTGCATAATGCTGCTGTCGCTTATACTAAATGGACGATTGAAGGAGTGTTAGAGTCAAAACAAATAAATGAAGTTAGAGAATATATTCCCAATGGGAAATGGGATGCCAAGATTCCTTGGTATGATATTTTTGTAGCTGATCAGAAAGAAATTTTATATTTAAGAAATTTATTAAGTACAGGGGAAAAATTAAACGAACGTGCTAGGATTTGGTTATCTACTATTCATGCATCAAAAGGTGGCGAAGAAGATAACGTAATTCTTTCTTTACATCAAGGAAGAAAAGTTCAAAAGGGAATTAGATTAAGTGTTGACAAACAAGATGAAGAGCATAGAGTGTGGTATGTCGGAATTACGAGAGCAAGAAATAATCTATATAAACTAAAAAGTAAAAAGAAATTAAAGGAATACGAGCTATGATAGTTGACAACTGGTTGGATAAAGATTTACATTCTTTTTTAGCATCAGAATTCTTATATAAAACTCCTCATTATTATGGACATAAATCTAGTAAGACAAGTAACAATGTATTTTATAATACAGATTTAAATCAAATAGATCCTTTAATTAGATTTTTAATTCATAAACTACAACAAACTTTAAATAATAAATTAATAATTCATAGAACTTATCTCAACATTCAACATCCTCATATGCATGGTGATTTTCATCAAGACGATGGAAATTTTACGTGTTTATATATGGTCACAGGTGAAGGGAATTTTGAAATAAAAAATGAAAAACCAATAGAGTTTAAAACAAATAAATTAATATGTTTTGATTCCAAAAAATTTCATAGGGGATTAGCTCCCCATGAAGGAGTAAGAATAACTTTAACTTTTAAAACCACCAACACCGGAGAAAAATATGACGCATAAAGATATCTTTCATGATGCATTCCCACAGGATAAACAAATCGGAGGATCTCATTATAAAAAATTTCGTATACAACCCTATGAATTTATTTCAAAGAATGATCTCTCATTCTTCCAAGGCAATGTGGTGAAATATGTTTGTCGTTATAAAAATAAAAACGGTATACAGGATTTAGAAAAAATAATTCATTACTGTGAATTAGAAATAAAAAAACTAAAGGACACTAAATGATTTTACCTCAAACAGAATGGGTCCAGCCCACAGAATATCCAGACTTACGATCTCATGATGAGATAGCAATTGACTTAGAAACCCAAGATACAGAATTAAAAACTAAGGGATCCGGTGCTGTTGTGGGAAGAGGAAAAGTGGTAGGCATTGCTGTTGCCACTTATAATCAGAGTTGGTATTTTCCTATAGCTCATGGGGAAGGCCCTAACATGGATAGGCAAAAAACTTTAGAGTGGTTTAAAGATATTTTAGAATGTCCAGCTACCAAAATATTTCATAATGCAATGTATGATGTGTGTTGGATAAGAAATTTAGGCTTAAAAATCAATGGGTTAATCGTGGACACCATGATTGCATCTTCCCTTTTAGACGAAAACAGATTCTCTTACACCTTAAATACTTTATCATGGCATTTTTTAAACGAAGGAAAAAATGAACGAGCTTTAGTTGAAGCTGCCAAAGCAAGGGGAATTGATCCTAAAAAAGATATGTGGATGTTACCTGCTCATGAAGTAGGAGCTTACGCAGAGAAAGATGCTTCTTTAACTTTTAAATTATGGCAACATGTAAAAAAATTATTAATAGAACAAGATTTAGAAAAGATATTTAATCTGGAGACTGACCTTTTTCCTTGCCTCGTTGATATGCGATTCTTAGGAGTTCGTGTAGACGTTGAAAGCGCTCACAAATTAAAAGAAGAATTAGTTGAAGAAGA